CAAACTTAATCTTTAAATCAGCCTCCTCATCGGAGATTTGCTTCTTTCTTTTCCACTCTTCAAGCGCTTTAACCAGCGCCCGTTCCTTCTTAAATTCTGCTTCCCGTCTTGCCCGTATCCGTTCTTGCGCTTGCTGCTGGGCTACATCTACTGCATCTTTTTGTATGTTCTCAATCTGCTTACTAACGGTTTTACCCGCTTCACGAGCAGAATCAAAGCCTGAACTAAGCCCCTTTACGCCTTCTGTTAAACCCAACGGATCGGACATATTTCAATTTTTTCACCTATCTAAATCCTGAGATGCGTGGAGAAAAAGCAAAAGTAGCTTCCCATGGATCTGGTTTTGGATTAATGTTGACATCCACTAAACCCCGCACATTCCATCCTAGGTTCAAGTAAAAGCAACGCTGATGACCAATAGGCGCAATCCAAACAAACTGAAACAGATTATTAGCTTTAACAAAAAGATGTCCGGCTTTTGCATTGTCGTTGTCCCTAATAGTAGGATCACCACGGAATGACGTTTTGTACGGTGCTTTTAGATAGAAAACGCCAAAGCCATAGCCTGGGTTCCGAATTAACCACTTGATCTTGCTTAGGTAGCTAGGTGGATTATTCTTTTCAAAAGCGGCATCACCGTCTAATGAATTGTCTGGCGTTTGAAACCACGACAACCACTTTGGTAGCCTTGGACCAATACCGTACTTGGAACCGTTATCTAACCAACCTTTTTGTTGCGTTGCAAAAATAGGCAGAATAGGCGATAGCAGAATGCACAAAAGCGTAACCAACAGGTTAAGCGGAACCATTATTAAATAGATTAAGTAGATCATAATTTACGATACTCGTCTTGCGTAAATGGATACTTGACCGGTTGGAGCTGGCCCAGTGTAAGTTGCATACATATTTATATAAAAAGTTATGTTGCTTCCTGTGCTTTGAGGCTGTGAAGGAGCTGCGATGGATGCGCTTTCTCCAAGCTGAACTCGGAATGGTCCACCATTTGTGCTTGTAAGAGTTGTTGGGCTTAGCGAATAACCGCAATTCCAAAACCCGCAATCTGTAGTTGATTGTGTTAGTAAAGTAGCATTACCGTATACATCCCAGTTGCCAGCTGGTAAGGTTCCGCTTGCAATATTTGTTATTACGCCACTTGATGAAATTACTGCAGTTCCAGTAAAAGTAATTAACTGTCCAATGTACCCAGAAGCTGGCTGACTGTTATCGGTAACACCTCTAATGATTGCTCCGCCATTAAACGTATTTGCGCCAGTCCATGTATTTGTGCTGCCTAATGTTGGTCCAGTATTAGTAACTGTTACTGCACCAGTAGGAGAGCTTACAGAAATTCCTGTACCAGCAAGTATAGAAGTAACCGCTGCAGCCGATGGAGTTTGAAACGAAGGATTAGCACCAGCACCGTTACTTGTTAATACTTGCCCAGCGTTTCCTGTGGGCAAAACATTCATATCAAGAACACCATTACCAACTAACAAAGACCCAACAGGTACGTTTGACAAACCTGTACCACCATTAGGTACTTGAACTTCCCCTGAAATTTGAGTTGTAGCTGTGCCGCCAACACCTACAGATGCCTGCGTTGTTAAGCTATTAGTGCCGCCAGAAGAAATTACAAAACCTCCACCGCCAAAGGTAGTCTGTCCTGTACCGCCTGCTGATACGCTTAATGTTCCTACGCTTGGGGAAGCAATACCTGTAAATACGTTATTGTTGCCATCGCAGAAAACCAAAATGCTGTTGCCAGCGTCAACTGTATAAGTTGCACTTGGGCTGGCTGTACGGAAAATAACGCTTTGACCTGTGTTATTACGCACCAAATACATCTTTTGCCGGTTAGGAACAACTACGGTGTTAGACCCAGAAGCAGTTCCTGTAATGTTTAGTACCGCTGCACGGGCTTCATCTAGCGCACCGTTTGCAGAATCTAGAACTCTAACAGTGCCAGATAGACCTGTAAAACTAATAGGAGTAACACCTGTTACCGCCTGGTCAATTAGCTCTAAGTTATTGTTAGTCGTGTTTCCCCATAGACCCGCTTGGTCGCCTGGGGTGATTTCTTCTAGACCTAAAGAGGTTGTGTATGTGGACATTTAATGCTCCTTATTGCGAGTTATTTATTACAACCCAGTTCGGGTTCTGTGTGTCATTTATTGTAATCCAGCCTGTTGTAGCTAGGTTTTCTAAAAGACGTGTATTTTCAGTGATTGCTTGTAAGAATGCGGATTGCTGTGTACTAGAGTCAGCTGCGGTAAACGTCTCAACAACAACTTCGTTAAATACCAAGATAGCAGTACGAGCATCGTCAGAAGTTATGCCCTCAGTTACAAACTCTATGAACCCGTTAAAGATGGCAATAACATCCGCCATGCTGGTATCTTCAGTAATTGCCAAGGCATACTGCGCTGCAATACCTAATAGATCATTAGCCGTTATGTTTTCTGCAATTGATTCTAAGAATGCTGCTGTGACTGTTTGTTGGTCTGCTAGGGCTGAGTTTTCTATTTGCGCTGCGGTAAACCCAGTTTGTTGAGAATTTGCGTCATCCATAGTAAATGGTTCAGCACGGCTATTTAAAGCAGCAAAAAAAGCAACTGGAGTATCGGCTACACCAAAGTCTTCTGTAATAGAATCAAAATTAGCTCTAAATGGAACTGGGGTATCTAGTAAATCACTATTTTCTGCAACTAAGGCTAAATAATTTGACTGAGTAGCGGTCTGCTCTTCCGCTGTAAATTGCTCATCTAAAGCAAGAACAAATAAAGCACCCAAAGAATTATCATCAATTACAACAAAAGGCTCATTCAAAACTTCTAAAAAGTCCGCCACATCAGTATTAGTGTCGTTTGCAGTAAACGCCTCTGTAATGTCCAAAGTTAACTTTTGGTTAGCTAGGCTGGCAAACGGGACTTGGGCGAAGGTTGAGATTCCAAACATACTAGTCCTTTACGCAATCGCCAAGAAAATGTACGACCCACCAGAAGCATTAATTCCTGCGGGTGCGCTAGAGCTTATCTCAAAACCTGAGCTGGCGGTGTCCACATAGTCGGTACCCGTCACTTCTGCAGCGGTTGAGTTTAAGAGTAAGTATGGATCGTTGCCAGCCACGATACCCCGCGCCGAGTCCCAAACATACCAATCACCTGTAGAGTCTGTACGCTTGATAAGAACAAAACGGGAGCCAGCAGTAAACCCGCAGTTGATTGTTTGAGTGCCACCGTTGCCTGTATACGATCCAACTTTAGATATTCCAGCAAGAGTAGCAAATAGGTAGGCTACATAAGTGTTGGCACCAGTGTTAACACTTGACGATGTTCCAACCGTAAATAAAGAAGAAGTAGGGCTTGTATCATTCCAAAATGTCGAACTTGTTGCTTCGCCATCATTAGAATTAAGCGAAAGATATTTTGTTGCACCTAATGACGAGCTAAAAACAGCCCAACCAGTATTTGTCGTGCTCCTACGTTTAACAATCATCAACTCAGGAACAACGGTTAAGTTATGCGCTTGTGTAGTTGCGCTTCCTGTTCCTGTATAGCAGACTACATCAAAGAATCCTGCTGCTCGTTTAAACATCCAGTTAATGAATGTATCACCGCTAGCATTAGTTAGTGTGCTTGTAGTTCCTATTTTATATCCATCCATTAAATCCCAAGGATTTGCTTGAATAACTGTAGTTCCACCAGCTGTTTCTGTAAGGGAAGAAGTGGTTAAAAGATAGCGTGTACCTCTTAATCTATCCCATACCCCAAACTTAGTGGCACTTGTTGTAGAAGTTCTATTACCTTCAATTACAGTATCTGTTACAAATCCTGAAGATACTGTAGCATTAGCTCCAGTACCGGTTCTAGCAACAGGACTAAAAACCTCAGTACCAGTAGTAGGCACTTTCATTGGTCTACGGATTGCCATGTAGATGTAGGTTGACCCAGAAAAATTTATAGATACTCCATTATTTGTAGGTTGAAAACCAGTGCTTGTAAATGATAAAAAATTTGTACCAGTAGATTCTGCATCGGATAAATTAGCTGCTAATTTTGCATCATTTCCGCTTGTAACTACACCACGCATATTATCTAATAAAATCCAATCACCACCATCTGTAGAATTTTTAACCATTAAATATTGTGGCTCATATCCAAGACTAATAACAGGCCCAGTAGAGCTTCCATTTCCTGTATAACTACCACAACTAATCACATTATCTATTCCGCTTGTGCCAAATCCACCAGCGTCATGGGCGAATAGGTAGGCTACATAAGTCATTCCTGCTGCGTTTACATTTGAATTTGCGCCAACAACAGTAAAGTTAGTAGATGTTGGGTCTGTATTATTCCAAGCGTTTGTTGTTGCTATTGCACCAGTTGTATTTAAATTTAATCGTAAATCTTTTGCGGTGTTTGTTCCATCAGTTAAGCTGCGATGGTAAACTTGCCACGCATTTGTTCCACCATCTGTGCGCTTGACAATAATCATGCCAGGTACAGAACCTAACAAATGGCTTATTGCTTGCGTGGAATCTGAACCAGTCCAAGTAACTACATCAAAGAACTTAGGTTGTTTACGGAATGTCCAAGAGCAATAAAGCAAATCACTTAAATTTGTATCGCCAGTTCCACTATAAGGGTTTGTAAATGACATTCCATTATTATTAAATGTCATTGTATTAGAACCAAATGTGTTTTGAGCAGATGTGGTATTTGTTTCTAAAGCAAAAGTTGTGCCTCTAGCAGAATCGATAAGAACATGACCATTAGGCGTTGTATCTCTATTTTTTATCCATACTAAACCGCCTTTACCAGCCAAATCAATGCCATTATTGATATTTTGTGTGCCACCGTTACCTGTATATAACCATGTTTGGAATAGGTTCTCAATAAACGCATCTGGGTTTACGTTACCAGGAATAGGCCAGAGACCTTGTTGTTTTAAATAAGCCTGTTGCTCAAGCGTCCAGACACCAGGAGCCGTACTGTTAGCATACGGACCACTAGGTACAGGTGCTGTTTGGTTAATTAAGCCGCCAGGCCAACGTGTACTCATAGGTTAATTGTATCTGATGCGGTTGCGGTTGAGATTACATCATTATTTCCAGTAATTGTTTGATTACTTATTTTTACCCAAGACAATGATGACTCATCCCAAATCCAATCTGTTCCATTGTCTGGCCTTGTTACAGGCGCATCCCAACGGCAACGCTGTTCGTCCAAAATCCAAGATGGATAAGGTTTTGGTGGTATAAAGGCATCACGAACTGAATCGTATGTATAGCCAATACCAGCAAAGTTCTTCCGTAAAGGCTTGCCTTCTGGATGCTCTCCACCGCGAGTATTGTACGAAGTCTGCACCCAAGACGCAGGATTACCAAAAAGACCGCTATCAATTACGTCTTGTTCAGCAACAATGACTTGGGTAACAATATTATTTTCTATTTTAGCAAAATGGCTCATGTTTGAAGTGTTCCTGAAGATGTAAATGTGTGATATGTATATCCACCAGAAGATGTTATCGTGCCACCAGTGGCAACTGGAGCGCCTAAATACCGAACAATTACAACTCCTGACCCACCGTTACCAGCAGTAAAGCTCATTGTGCGTTTTCCGCCACCACCGCCGCCAGTGTTTGCTGTTCCGTTGCCACCGTTGGTATTGTCTCCGCCACCAGCTCCGCCACCGCCGATTCCTCCTGAGGTTCCTCCGCTAGGGCCACCACCGCCACCACCAGCGTAATAACTTCCATTAACCCATTGGCGCCCAGGGCCTCCACCGCCACCAGATGTTCCTGTAGTAGATGAAATGCCGACACCGCCCGCACCGCCACCCCCTGGAGGGCTTGCTGTACCAGCGCTAAATCCTGTTCCGCCGCCAAATCCATATCCTGTTAGGCCGCCACTATTGCCTTGATTTGCAGAACCTGGAGAAGATGTTAAACGAGAAGGCCCTCCACCGCCCGAACCCCCATTTGCAGTAGATGTACTTGTTGATTGGTACCATTGACCGCCACCACCGCCGTTTGCTGTGGCTGTATTAAATACAGAGTTACTTCCAACGGAGCCGTTAGCAGAATCATCTTGATTATTTGGGCCACCAGATCCGCCAGCACCAATAGTTACTGTATAAGAAGTGCCTACTGTTGGTGTTATAGATCCTTCTAAATATCCGCCAGCACCGCCACCAGCGGATTCCCAAGTTCCAGCGCCACCACCGCCACCAGCAACGACTAACACATCAAAAGATGCGGGGAAAATACTGGGCCAGTTAGACGCAGCCTTAGCTTGCATCTGTTGTGATAGTGTGAATGATCCAGAGTATTGAGCCATGATTAGAACGTAATAGATCCGGATGAAGTAAATCGGTATATGTTAAACCCACCGCTTGTTGTAACTTGTGGGGACCCAGTTGTAGATGCTGCCGCAGTTGCAGAACGGATAATAACTACACCAGAACCACCTGTTCCACCTGTAGAACTACTTCCTATTGAACCGCCGCCACCACCACCGGTGTTTGCAGCACCAGATGACCCGCTGTTATATGCAGATGCGCCGTTACCTCCACCACCGTTTCCACCGTTTCCAGGGCTGCCGTTATTATTAGCACTCGCACTACCGCCACCACCGCCAGCATAAAATACAGCAGACCCAGTTATTGAATTAGATACCCCAACCCCACCGTTTCCTTGCGTAGATTGCCCAGATATATTTGTGCCTGCAGCACCAGCTCCACCACCACCACCGCCAGGATAATAGTTATCATATCCGCCGCCAGGATTAAAACCGTTACCACCAGCGTTTCCTTGACCAGCGGTTGCTGTGCCGCCAAACTGTGCGTTGCTACCGCCTCCTCCAGAACCTCCGTTACCAGGGCTATACCCCCAACCACCGCCTCTACCACCACCAACCGCAGTTTGTGTTGTTAATCCAGATCCAGATAAAACAGAATTGTTTCCGTTTTGTCCATTTTGACTGGTAGATGATGTTCCAGTTCCACCGCCACCAACTGTTACGGTGTATGTTGTTCCAGAACTAATAGGGTGAGATGTTGCGTAAATTAATCCACCAGCACCGGCACCAGCACCACCTTCATAGTATCCAGTTGCAGAACCGCCACCACCGCCACCGCCTGCTACTACCAAGTAATCAAACGATGGGGCGATTGGAGTAGTACTATTACTAGCCGCACTTAATGCGCTAGGCCCATACTGATTATTTGCAAATACTCTAAATGTATATGCTGTACCGTTTGTTAATCCAGAAACTGTAACTGGGGAAGATGCTCCAGTGCCAGTAACCCCGCCAGGGCTAGAAACAACTGTGTAACTTGTAGGAGATCCTGAAGTGGATGCAGTAAACGTTACTGTAGCTTGAGCATTACCCCCTGTAGCAGTCCCAATAGTTGGCGCACTAGGCTGTAGCAATGGATTAATGGTAGCCGATATAAAGCCGCCAAGGTAACGTCTGGACATTACGCTGTCCTTAAGTTATAGCTTCAAAAATTGCAGTATAGGTTAATGCGCTACCCGTACTTGAAGTAACACCAACAGATTGGTTTTCTGTAATATAAAGATCAGTGGTCTTATCTACAATAATTAATGAAGCGCCAGCAGGTATAGAGATTTGATAGGCAATATAACCAATTACTGTAGCAGAACCAAATGTAGCGTTGTTGCCTACACCGACTGTGGCAGTTGCAGCAGATCCTGTAACATTTGCTACAACCAAACCAGTGATTTTGTTTACTGTATTAGCCGCTGGTGTAAGCCCAGTTAATGTTGTTGTACCATCAAAAGTCCAACTAGTAGTTACTCCAGTACCGGACGGTACGACATAGGCTGTGTTGCCTTTAATTGTAGTTAATGCTGCTATGTTGGGATTAGGCATAAAAATTTCCTTTAAATATGATTTGCATACTTGCCATGATACTTATCACGAGCTTCAGTAGCTACTAAATCAGCTAATTCTAAATCTTCAAAATAACCAATGTTTTTTCTTTTCTTATCAACATTAACGTAAACAAACCATTTTTGAGTATTTTTGTTCCAGCTAACACCTTTAAATCCAGAGGTGTTGTTTGACATTAGTTTTCTATTTCTAGCATTTTCAGACTTAGTAACTGGGCGTAAATTTTCAATACGATTATCTATTGAGTTTGTATTTATGTGATCCAACTGTTTTGGCATTTCACCGTAATGAAACATATAAATTAACTTGTGAACACTGTAGTGCTTGCCAAAAACAGTAGTTGTTACATATCTATTATTTCTAGTAATTGGTTTTGGTATCCTGCCAATAACTGTACCAATGCCGTTATTTTTACCTGCCGCAGGGTAATTTCTAATTAAAGTTCCATCTTCACAATATGTGAATAAATGTTTAAGAATTTGCTGAGTAATTTCCATCAAAAGCCCAGGGTTATTGCATAAGCGATTGATTGAGCTTTTGTTACTCCAGATGCTGCTGGAGTAGAAGATACCCAAGTAGTTCCATTAGAAGTTAATACATTACCGTTTGTGCCTGGGGCTACTGTTTGCAAGGCACTTGTACCATTACCAAGCAACACATTATTAGCATTTAAAGAAGTAGCGCCTGTACCACCTGCAGCTACGGGTAAAGTGCCAGCAGTTAAAGCAGACGATGATGTGGAGTAAAGCGCATAGTCAGCAGCGCCAAACGAAGAAAGTCCTGTACCACCATAAGTCGGTGCTATAACAGTGCCGTTCCACTCAGCACTACTAATTGCTGCGTTATTAAAAGTGGCTGAGGTATTGTTAAAATTATACGAGCCGGGTAAGAAAGCATAGATACCCCAAGATCCAGCAGATGTTGCAATACTTACTGCACCTAATTGAGCAATACCGCCAGAAGGAATGGTATCAAGCACAGCACTAGCATTGTTTGTAATTGTTAAAACGCCAGAAGAGTTATTAACAAAAATAAAACTTTGACCAAGGGCTAATGTTGTAGCGTCAGGTAGTTGGAATGTATGGGTAGTAGAACCAACTAAAATTTGCGTTCTTGTTGAGGCTACAGTTAAAACCGTTGTGCCACCAGATGCTGTTGTTGCGGCTACGCCAGCAGTAAAGTTATTAAACACTACGTTACCGTTTGCGTCTCTTAATACAACTGAGTTAGCGCCAGAAGAGGAAATAACACCTGTGCCACCATTGCTGACTTGCAAGGGAATATTAGTAGGCCCAACTAGGTTAGTGCCATCGCTATAAACCGCTTGTCCTGAAGGGTAAGTAACAAATACGTTGACAGCTCCGGAGAACGTAACAGCACTGCCAGAGTTACTAGAAGCCAAAATAGTAGTACGAGCTAAGGTAGGCCCTGTAGTTGAATATGTACCTAAACCTACTTCCCAACTTCCAGCGGCATCAGTAGCCCCATAATACGTAGTATTACCGTTGCCAATAGCAGCAAAAGACTGGAAGCCTGTGACAGCCCCAGTCAGTGTAAAACTAACAGTAGTATTAGCAGTACCTGATTCTTGTACTCTATTTAGGACGACTAAAGCCATAGTTGGCTCCTAATTAAGACGTTGCTGTAGTGCTATAAGTAACTGACACAGTATCACCAGCAGTAGTAGCTTTAGGTGTACCAAATGCGCCAGCGCTATACAAAGTACCGCTAGTGTTGTTTAGTGTCGAGGTTGCACCGGCTCCTGTAACCAAGAAACAACCTGTTACGTTACCACCAGCACCAGTAATAGTGTAGGTAATAGCCGTTGCAGCTGCAGTAGTTACGTTAGCTGGGGATAAACCAGAAGATGTAGCAGAACCGAATACAGCTGTACCACGAACTGCAGAACCACCAACTGTGTAGTTAACAAACTCAGTCCAGCCAGCGTGTGAAGTCATAGTATCTGCTGCTAGGAATGTTGGGCTAGTTGTGCCGATTAAACCTAGGAAAGGACCAACAGTAGTGTAAGCAGAACCAGCCAACAAAGTGTTTAACATTAACTGCTTACCAACAGCATTAACTAAATTTGGAACAGTTTCTGTCCATTTGATGTTACCGTCTGCATCACGGCACTCTACATGGTATACGCCTTCGATACCGACTGTTTCATTACCTACGACATTGGCTTGCAATGTTGCCACTGCTTGGTCGCCAAAACCTGTTATTTCTTTTTGCATGATTGCTCCTATTGAATGCGAATAATTGCTGAAGTATTGGTAGCAGCGGGAAACTGTACCGTAAACGTATTGTTACTAATTTTATCACTGCCAAAGTCTAAAATACATACTGCTGGGTTTGTAGTCCCATTTCCTAGGTAAATTAAAGCCCCACGAGCAGTTAGTGCGGCATTCCAGGAAGTATTGCTAAACGACACATAAGCCGTACTACCTGAATTGCCCGTTGTAGGGACTGTATCTACTGCTAGAACATTGCCACCAGCGGTATAGCCTGATGCTACTACTTCACCAACTGTTGTATATGCTGTTGTGCTGGCATCTAAACTTGCTGAATTAGTATATAAAGCAATCTTATATACGTCTGTTGTGCCAGTACCAAAATCAAAAGTACCGTCTAAAAGACCTACTTTAAAGGTATTGCAAGTAAAGTTACCAGTAAAAGCCATTATGGATTCACCTTAATTTTAGCCTGACCATCTCGATAGGCATCGCCACGCTCTAATCCAGTTCCAAGCCTGTTAAGCTGTTGCAGCGCTTCTGTATACTTTTGATTATACAAAGTCATCATGTCGGTTTCACCCTTCATATAGGTGTAAGCCTCTACTAAACAGCCGTAAAGCAGGACTGTATCAAAATTATCACCGAGCCAAGATGTCCCAGCTGGGTTGTTAATAGTGCCTACAGATGTGGCAAAACCTGATCCTATTGACCCGATTGTTGCTGTTAGTGTGTCACCAGCGGTATAACCTGAGCCAGCATACGATATTTGCACGTTTGTAACAATCCCGCCCGCCACTGTTACGTTGAGCAGCGCACCATCACCAGAGCCACCAATAGCAACTAAATTATTGTATGTGCCAGTAGTATAACCAGATCCAGGGTTTGAAATAGGACCTAGTGACGCAATTGCAGACTGAATAATTGATATAGGGTAGTAGTAATAGTGCAGTTCAACTTGATAATTAGTATTTGGTGTTGGCCCAAGAATAAAACTTAACTCGTTTTTATTAGTGTATTGAGAGCCAAAAAGCGCATAGTATCGGGGTTTACCCGTATCTGTTGGGCTTGGGTATGACTGGCGAATAAAGTTAACATCTTTGTTAAGTAAAAACTCGTACTCACCCGTTACTGGATCAATTGCCGCCATTGAGAAAGATGACAGAAAGTCATCAGGGCAAGACAAATAAGGTATGTTAGTTGTTACCGTACCTGTTACGTTTTTACGTAAAGAAGGTAGCTGTACCGTGTTAAAGATGCGGAGTTCTGCTTGCTCTATAAAACGGTTAATCTGCTGCGTAGCACTTACGGTATTTCCGTTCGCCAAAACGGTTAGCGGGAATTGATTCTCCGTATAGTCCTGAATCGCAGATTGTAGCTGGTAATAATTCATTAGGGTTTACCCTTAAGCCATTGGCCCACGAGCCATTACACCTTTAGTTGCTGCGCCAGTACCACGAATCTTCATTTCGCCATGCTTATTAACTGGCGTATTGTTGTCTTTGGTGTAACCAGCAACAGACATGTTGACTTTATCTACGCCATTGCCTGGCTTAGTAACCGCAGACTTTGCTGTAGTCATCTTCTTTCCTGACATGGTGTGTGGCTCTGCATAGACTTCGGCTGGGCCGACTTCTTTACCGTTCTTCTTCATAGAATATTTAGCCATTATCGACCCCTAGTTTGATTCTTAATTTTAGCCAAACCACGTCCCATGGTCTTTAGATCCATGTTTTTTACACCAGCGGTTTTCTTGCCACCCTTTAAAGCAGTTACTTTAGGGCCTGAATTACCAAGGTTCTTACCGTCAGTTTTACCCTGTTTAGTAATGCCATCTGCACCTGATTTATACATAATAAACTCCTTAAGTTGTTACTACTGATACTGTACCAATTTGCACCGATAAAACCAAGTTATTTGGCGTTAATCCATCATCATTAAGCCGTGATCCACCTACTGGATTCCAGCCCCATTGAAATACTCGACTACCACCTTCTGGGCTACCAAGACCATCTGGTCCAATACCCGTTACATTTATTTGCAATCCACTGTTACCTGATACTAAATAACTTACGTCTGGCCTTGGCTCCCGTACTGCCTGTGGGTCATTGACCGGATACATACCTAACTGCAGCTGCGGCTGGTCTGGTTCCCAGCACTCATGGCATACCTTAATACTGACCTGCTTAGTCTTAATGGTTAGCTTTTTAAGTTCTTTTAACTTAAATCGCTGACCACATCGGTCACATTCGGCAATCGAGTACTTGCCAGAAGCAAACTGACTAGGCATTATGAATAAAACAAGTTACGAGGCACAAAACGAATAGCGGCCTTTTCCCTATCTTCCTCCGCTGCCAATTGGAACTGCTGCTCATAATCTGCTTTTAATGCCATAACTCGATTAGGATCAACGCCATTAAGTTTCATACTTAAATGGCTTGCTAGTCCAGCTACCATGCACGGTATAAAGCGGAATGGGATGTCCTGTGTACGTACACCACTACCGCCGTCTTGAATGCGGCGCATACGGTAATAAACTAATGTGTACTGATTCCCAGGCGGGTTAGGCGTAGGCCAGACATTGATACATGGGAGCTGGTTGTTAAATACGTTAGAAGCTGTTACATGCGTTGCAGCAGTAGTACCATTCTGTCCACGCCATGCGTTAACAATCTGGTTTCCTACAATGTTCTGGTACGCAATTGTCTCGTTATCAATGTTTACAAAACCCTGAGTAGGCAGATAGGCTGCGTTTGCCAGCGTAATTGTGGTATCTGTAGCAGTAATTGCGCCGTTTAATGTTGTCTGCGGAATCGCTGCAACACCACCACTTTGGCGGTTAACCCACATCTGCACTGGACGGCCAGTGGTGTTTTTGTTGGGTATCGTCATGTAAGTAGGTTCGCTAATACGGCTTAAGTTAATGTCTATTTGGTTAGACTGACTGCCGTTACTAGTACGGGTACTTGCATCTAATATATCAATTGTATCTACAGGCAAGGCATATAAAGCCTGCTGGGTATTCATTACAATCTGACCTTGTTCTACCGTCCATAGGTTAATACCACGGTTAGCCCACTCGATTGTAAGTAGGTTTAAAGACCGCCGTGCAGTCTTAAAGTCATAACCAGTACGCAGCTCTAATCCACAACGCTCAAACGCCTCTTCAATGAGGTCGTTCATGTCTAAATCAAAAGCGGTAGATCCTGTAGTGCTCATTATTTTTTCATGCCTTTAAGAGTCTGTGCAAGGCGAGCACGTTGTCCCATTTTGCCAGGTTTCTTAGCCGCAGCTGCAAGTTTTTTGGCAGGTATAAGTTTGCCAGGCTTAACACCAAGCGCAGCACGTAGTGCTCCTGGTTTTTTAATAGCCTTTTGAATAAATTTTTCTGACATTATTTAACCTTTCGATACGGTTTTACTTTTGCTTTTACTTTTGCTGGCTGGGGGACGAATTGCTTTCCCTGCGCTTTGCCTGCTCGTTTTGCTCGGGTTGTTGCTGCGTACTCGCTTGGGCTTAGGGCTTGTATTGCTTTCTTTGGTAGGTATCTCTCCCCCGTCTCGGATGACCTCTTTCCCGACTTGGTTGTCCACTCTTGGTCGCCCCAAGCCTTTAAAGATTGCTGTGATTTTGCCAAGCCACCCCCAGACATTTTCTTTTTGCTGGCGCAGTGAGCCTTCTCTGAGAACCCCTTCGGGTTGTCGCAGTTGATCGACTCTTTGCGTTTGTCTGACCATTTCACTTATAGCCCCCACCAGCGGCTTTATATTTCT